CTTGTTTAGCGGTCCCTCATTATTTAAGTTATTCGTTATTTCCTCTGTTTACTCTGCTTTTGCGTGGGAGGGGGTAGGTATGATTGTAGTCTGTTTACAATCAATTGGGAATAGCCTGCTATATCTGCCCAATGGTCTATGTGTTTAGGGTTGCCATGCACTATACGAGCTATCTTGGTGCATATTACATCAAGAGATTCCATCATGTCGTTATCTAGCCATTTATCCTGATCGTTGAGTGATGCTTTAAATACTAATTTTAGCATCTGAGCAGTATCAGCTAGTTTATGAAAGTCCTCTGATTTTGCGTGAGTATTATCTCTATCTTTGATTATGTCCATACTATCCTCTCTTATATTATATATGCCTACATTTTCCTCAATACTAGCAGTTAAGTGATGTAGGACTTGGTTCACATTGCGAATACTGTGTTATCTACTTTGCTCATATATGGTCGAGTGCCTGACTTATCTATAATGAGTGCCTGTTTGCGTGGTTTTGTTTGCTCGTCTTTAGGTATGCTTATATGCACCCAGCTATCAAACTCTCTAATTACTTGATCATATTCAATCTTACTATTAACAATACGATTAACAATGTCATTAGGTGTCATGCCTGATACTTTGATGTCAGCAGCACAACCGATGCAATGTTGTGATGTAGGTTTGCTACCTACCATAGAATTAATCTTAACACTGCGATAAGCAGAATTAACGAGAATAGGTTTAGACAATACTGATCGAACTTGCTCCAATACATTGGCGAGCCTTGTAAGATTAGGAATAATATCAGCAGGGGCAGAATTATCGATATTATGTTGAATAGCAATATCACTCTTGGTCAATTCCTCAAGTGTAAAATGTTCTGTTAATTTCAAGAAACACCTTTCATTTTTTCGTATGTTCTCATGCCACCTAATCCTAATAAACCACCGAGAGCATACATAAGAGATTGCATATCAAATGCGATGTTAATAGCTGAATGTCCGAATAAAACAATAATCCAATTAAGAATAGGAAAAATAACGAAATGTAATGAGAATGCCGTTCCACAAGTCCACCCAATAAATGGTCGCCAGCCTGATTTAAAAATATTATCTGATTGAGCTTCTATGGCGTTTACTTTGATTTGCTCAATAGCTAATTGAAATTCATTAGATTGTAAAGCTGATTGCAAAGCTTCTTGAGCTTCTGCTCTTTTATTTTTATCAGGAATAACCCTGTCTAAAACTGTTCCTATTGTTCCGAGTATCGTATCTATAATTGCCATTTAAAATCCTTCAATATCAAGATTATACACCTCACACACTATTTTTGCATACTTTTCAAATCTTTTTCCATGTTGGTCGAAGTCTTTGTATTTATTATACCAAAGCATACAATGAATCATCTCATGTAACATAGTCTGTGATATTTGGTCCCATGTTTCACAACTTCTATCTATTTTAATGACTGGCGGGTCATTTATAAACCACCCAAAAGCTTCGCCATCGCTAACTACCTGAAATGTAACTTTATGGGCAGCAGGCATCCTGTATTCGTTAAAAGGCGGTAAAGATAAAAATGCCCTATATAATTTGCGTAGATTCTGTTTGGTTAGTAACTTTGTAGCCATAGTCCGCATCCGTATATTTAATTATTCCATTTCCGGTGTAATGGAGGTAAACACCTGCACTTTCCTCTTGTGTTTTATTGGTGTGGCACGGAGCGCATAGGCTTTGAAATATATTATTCTTAAATTTTGAATTATCCTGTCTGTGTGGGAATACATGGTCTATATGTTCTGCTGGGACCACTTTTCCGTTTAATAAACAACAAGCACATAATGGTTGTTTGCTTAATTGAATCTGTCTTTGCTTTTTCCAAAAGGCAGTAGAATATAGCTCATTATTCTTTTTGCCTTTATCTGTCTGTCCGCCACCATGTTGTTCGCAGAATGTTGAACGCCATGTTTTATCGTTTTTACAACCTAATTCCCTGCATTTTGTGCTTTGAGGAATACTAGGCATTTTACCAGTGATTGTTAAAAGCTTTAAGTGGATAAAATACTAAAGTGTTACGATAACCGCCCTCTTTAAGTGGTATAATCGGCGTTACTCCATGAACATTTCGCCAAGCAGGATAAACTAACATGGAATTATCCGCACTATCTACAGTCGCATTATAATCAGGAACTGTTGTATTGCCGCCTTTAGCATTACTACGCTTTGCGATAATAACATTACAACACCCCTCAAGATTACCGCCATCCCTATGATAATCAGCAGCGATATTAAAATTAGAAATGCTAGAGGTAAATAAACGACCAAATCTAAAACGTGGCGGAACATTTTCCTCGATTGTTTGTAATTGTTTTTCATATATTGTAGGTGCTAATTCCTTAATGACTTCTTCTGCTTCTGTGCAAGCAAGCAGCATGGCTTTGATAAATGTTTGAGCTGATTCAACTTCATGAATTCTTGACATTCTTGGGTAATTCATACGCATATGTGGTCTTGGTGCGCAACTGCCGATAATAGTGCTCCATTGTGCTACATGGCTTCTACCTGCTGCTTTTAATTTGTCTGCATACCATTTGCTTCTAGCTGGTCCTCTATCCATCATTTCTTTTGGCACTCGGTCAGATAAAAATTCAGCATTAGCTATTTCTACTAATTGTTCTAATTTTTTAGGCACTTTCTTAAGGTAAAATCCGATAGGCTCACCCTCATCGTAAAATATAGTGTCCTCTTTTACATTAGGCTCTAAATTTTCACATTTATCACCAATCTTGATATTGTGTTCTACTTTTATCAAATCTAATCTATTCATATAATATTGGCTCTGCCATTCCTTTTTCCCAAAAATATAATTCTATAAAAGATGGAAGTTGTTTCTTTAATCCTTTTAATACTGTTTTGTTATCTTCGTAATGCCTTTTTACATTTAAGCGTAGGATTGTGTTCGCTTTAAAATTAACCACATTCTCGATGTTTCTTGATTCTTTTAGCAAATGAAAACTTAACACTCTGCCTGGGTAATATTTTTTAAGCCAGTAATTCGTTATCTTTAAAATTGTTTCTTCGTTTTTACGAGCAGAGATAGCGTGAAAAGTTTCCTCTTGTGGATTTAATAATGGCTTGGCTTCCATATACCAACTCAAAAGAAAGTTTTTCCTATTCTTCCTTTCATCGCCTTTCATTTTACCCCACTTCTTATTGCTTGGTGGCGGTTGCTCTGCTAATACTCCGTCAATATCGTAAGACACTATCATAATTTAATTGGGTCTTGCGTTGGCATCTTTTCTAATACTTCTTTTTGTTTTTGCCAAATAGATTTGCGTAAATCATAAGAAGCATTGGCATATAATTCAATATCTTTAATTGTTTTTATTTCTTGACACCAATCAAGTCCTTCATTAACTTTTGGTGCGAATACGGGTATTCCTGCATATAGGGCATGATAAGCTCTACCTGTTCGCCAACCTGTTGATCTGTGTTTGTCATCACATATTGCAAGGCAGCCTGCAAAGTTTTGATAAAATTGACGCCTATTTCTTTGTTGCGGTATATCCATAATGCTAATACCTGCATACTTTTTCCATTCGATATCTTTTCCTGATATTTGTAGATATTTGCTATCTATAAATTCGTCAAAGTATTTTGTCCTGCCGTTAGGTCTGCCGATATAAACTAATTTTTTATATTGCCCATCGTGAAAACTGGAAAATTCTGTATTGGCTTTCATATTGTAATCCACCACTTTACAACCTGCAGGTGCTTTCAATATCTGTTTTACAACTTCAGGATTAGTAGCGTTTGCTAGTATCGTCCAGCGTGACCAATCCTCATCAGGAAGTAATTTCCAAATAAATGCTAAATCAGGGTCATCAATAATAAATAATATTCTGCCTTGATGAGCTTTTATAAATGCGAGAGTTTCGTCCCAATATTTTTTATAAAATTGTAAATTAGTTCCGCCAAATTCAAGCATCAATATATCGCATTTTTGATACACGCTATATGATTTGTAACCTTGTTCTTTGGTAATGTCAGTTCCTTGAGAAAAAGGAACAATACGATAATTTAAAGCAAATAGATTTTTAAATAGTGCAGTGCGTTTCTCTACCCATGCGCCCCTTACACCATCTTCACGACTGGTTAATCCAACTTTGCCTGATACTCGGCGATAACCAATCTTTGGTCCAGTATTCTTATAATTGGCTAAATTAAACCAATTAAGCTCTGTAATCATAGTCTATCTTTTTCTTGTCTTAAGAATTGTAATATCATGTATCCTACATAGGCATCTTGCTCTCGCCAAAATTTAATTAACTCTTGAGCTTCTGCGAAATGGTCGGGCTCAAATTCAATTTGTATAGCCCTACGCACACCTTGAGCCATATCATCTAATTGTTGTTCGATTTTATGTTCGTCTAAAATTGAATAATCAATTTCTTTTACTTGTAATTCTGATGGGTCAAAAGCGAGAACGCTAATATCAAAATCATTTAATTTTAATTTATCAATTTCGTTTAATAACATTTGCTCGTCCCATTCAGCATTCAAAGCAATTTTATTGTCAGCAATAACGAATGCTCTTTTCTGATCTTCAGACATATCAGAAGCATCTATCGTTGGAACTTCTGTCATTCCTAATTCTTTTGCAGCTTCTACTCGACCATGACCTGCTAAAATTGTTTGACCATCTACAATCACAGGATTACGAAAGCCAAATTCTTTGATTGATGCAGCTATTTGGCTTATTTGATATTCGTTATGAATACGACTATTTTGTTCGTATGGGTTTAAATCTTTTATCTTTTTATATTCTATCTTCAGCATATCGTTCCTTATTTTAAAAATGTTAATTTATACATCGTAGATTCTACTAAATTGATTAATGTATCTACTTCATTCTGTAAAGAAGTGTATGGTCCTACTACGGCTCTGTTATCTACAATAAAATCACGAATAGATTTGACTTCTTCTAATGCGTTAGATTTAGGTGCGTCATACATAGCTGGGTAATCAATAATTGTTTGATATGCACCTTGATAGCCCTCTACTATTGAATCAATAGCATCGGGCAATCCCTCATAATAATGTTGCAATGCTTTGTGTTCTGCGTAGGATTTCGTCTGTAAATGTAATATATGGCCATTTGTAGATGCGTTCAGTAATTTCATAAAGAATTCACCGATTGTTACTACCGGAACTGGCATTTCTGCCTCATTGATAGAATAGATTTTTTTCATAATTGCCCCTTTTGCTACATTTTAACATCTAAATAGTGATTCTCAAACAACCAACCGATAGTTTTTCTATGAGCTTCTTCCCATAATTCCATTTTGCCAGCTTTGTCGAACTTTGAGCCCTCGTCTATTTGAGTATGGTGGAAGTGGCACAAGTAAGCAATGCGGTAGTCATTAGCTTTAATACCTGTGCCTTTTCCATCTTTAATCTGATTGCTATGAGCCGCAACAACAGTCCCATCTTTTTTGCCACATAACATGCAAGGTGCATATTGAGCAATTTTTAATATATTTTTATTTCTGTAAGTCATTACCAGCTAAATCCTAATTCTGAAGCTGCCCACATTTCAATTTTTTCTTGATAGTCGGTCATTTCCTCGACTGTCAATTTCGTTGTGCTTTTTAATACTTCGTAAGATTCGCCGTTGATTATTCGTTCGGTGCGTAAAAATTTGTATTTCATCATTTTGTGAATATCGTCTTGAGTGTATCCAAGATAATCACCTATGGCTTTGTATAAAGTCCATAATCGGTCATTCTGTTCGTTTGAGCGAACTTCTTTATTTTCCGTAAGAGTTACTTTCCATTTCTTTGTGAAGTCGAGCGATTCTAACTTCTCTATCAGGAACGGCAGGTTTTGTTTTGTGATAATCCATTGCATAATCTTTAGCCTCTTGTGGTGTATTAAAAACTTTTATGAAATGATTTGGCAATTCCCATAAACCATATTTTGCGTTATCCGCAATAATGTATTTAGCAATCGCATAACCATCTGCAGTAATCGCATATTTGCTATGCTTTTTCCATTTGAATTCTGACATTCGGCGATTCTAACGCTTCTTTAGCAAAACGCCTAGCAATTTCAGGGTAATCTTTTGGGTTTGCTATAATTCTTTTTGCCCAGGCTTTCATATCCGTAGTTGGTTTTGCCACCTTTTCTATCGTTTCTAACATTTTATCAGCAAACGCCTTGTTCTCATCTTTTGATAATTTAGGTGCTGGTAATTGTGTATATTGAACGGGTTCAGGTATCAATCGAATTATGTCTGCTGGGCTAGGTGCTGATGTATATTTTGTAGAATAAGTATCAAAAGCTTTGCATACATCTTTAAATTCATATCTCTGCAATTTTGAATACCAAATTCTCACAGTGTTTATATCCATCGCAGGCAAGTTATATAAAGCCATCATTGAATTAACTGCGCCCATAAATCCTATCTTATCTCTATCGTTCATTAATAAGGTGCCTCTTCGTATAAATTAAATATATTTTCTTTTGGCGGTTTTGGTAAAACTTTAATTACATGTTTCGGTCTTGTTGATATATAAACTTCTGCTTCATGTTTTGTGCGAAATCTACGAATAGGTTCGCCAAAATCATCAAATACTAAATATCTAAATAAAATTTCCATTAAACTCTCGAATAAATAAAAATACAGGCAAAAATCAAATACCAAATAGCCCCTGCGTCATGTATATAAAAATTAAACAAAACTAAAAGAGCTAGCATTAACTATTCCTTAAAAACATTACTTCCATGATTACACTTAACCCCATCAATAAACCAATTATACCGCCACCAATTAAAATTAAAGTGATGTAGTAAATTATTTTTTCAATTATTGATATCGGTCCAAACATGATATAAAACCATTCCCACAGTAACCACAATACACAACCAAAGAATAGTCCCAACAATTTTTGCTCCTAAAATTAAAAATTCCATCGAATGTTGTTCACAATTTTAGAGATTGCGCCTTGAGTTACATTATATTTTTTAGCAATATCTACTTGTCGCATATCTTTTATTGCTCTGATTTCGTAAATTTCTCGCATGGTTAATTTTGCGAGTGGGTGATTCTGACCTTTTGTTGTAGAAAATTTCATAATATCCTCTTGTTTTATTGAGGCGTCACGAGGACGCCCCTGTCTTAATAAAATATGTGGTTGTTATATGCTACTTTAACCACTTTGTCTTTAGCCCAATATGGCTTCATATTTTTTGTATGAAACCATTTAGCCCCTCTTGTTGGGTCATCGACCCTACCTTGCAATATCGCTTCGGCTAATGGCATTAAATACGCTACTTGCTTTTGCGTAGGCATACCATAATCCATGAATTGATATTGTTTCGGTTGTTTCATGACCGAACAAATACTCTTCGGATAATTTGGGTCGGCTTTGCGGTTAATTGCAGTAAAAGCAACTGCAACTTTGCCAATATCTGGCTCACCGCGAGCTTCACCAAACATAATTGCTGATAAACATAAGATTTCATTTATCATCATTCCTCCTAGAAAGTTAAAGGAACGGGCGGTTCGTCCTTCCACCTGCCTTGATTCAGGTAAGTAGTAGGATTAGGTATGAACTGCCCACCATTTCTGAACCACTGGTCTGATTTTGTTTGCCATTCCAATGCTTCGAGAACTTCTGTGATATTTGGTCTTGTTTTATTCCAAGATTCTAAAGCTTTATCTTTTCCGACTTTCTTCGGATACGCTTGCCAAAATTGTTCAAAATCTTTATCCGCCACCAAGACGGGTTTTAATTTGGTTTTTGGTTTATGGTTTATGGTTTCTTGGTTTATGGTTTGTGGTTTATGGTTTATGGTTTGCATAGGGTGCGGTATGCGGTCGTTATGCGTTCGCATAGCTAGTGCATCTTTATCCTTATTCCATCGTAGATTTGCTGCTATAGAAGCTTTTTCAGACTTCGTTTGATAGGCTAAAATCTCAAGGTCGCAGCGTTTATGAATAAAACCATCTTCAGTTTTAATAAAGAAATCGTTAAGAACATTTTTAATAGCTTGTTTCTCATCTTCACTCCTTGCGCTCATTAAGCGAAATAGTTTATTTTCGTCTAGCGGGATTGGTTGTTCGGTTAAGTAATACTGATCTAAAAGTTGGTGATAAGCCCCGTGTTCCAATAGGTTTAAGTGACCTGTATCTTTTCTATAGTCCGCTATGTTATGTTGATAATAATGCATAAAACTCCTTTTGTCTTATATTCCTTTATCAATTATCGTTGATTTTTGAAAAAAAGAAAGCGATTTATGACTTTAAATATGATTTTATAACTTCTTTGCCCTCCAAAAACCCATAACAAACGACTGCCTGGTAGCCCATTTGATCGGCTAATTTCATAAATTCGGCTTGATTTTCTTGAATTTTACCCCCTTTGGCTTTCATTTCGATGAATAAACCACATTTAGAGCCCTTTGGGACCATTAAAAATAGGTCTGATACCCCAGGCATCACGCCCTCTTTTTTAAGCTTTATAGCCGTCCCTATATTCCTTACACCACCATTTGGAATAGCAAATAGAGTATTTTTGATTAAAGGATATTGAATCCTGAACCAATTTATGAGTAAAACCTGTTCTAAATGCTCTTTTTGTGCCATTTTAAATATTTTAATCTTTTTTTACCAAAATGCTTTCTTTTTTTAACAGTTCCTCCATAATGACTTCTGTAGTAAATTTTTTTAACTGGAATTGAAAGGAATCAAAATGCAAATATTTACCCAGGCAAAGAATCAAGAAATCCCTCAATTAAAAGAAACAACTTTCTTCCGTGGTAATACATTTTTCGAAGCTTCACCTTGTGAGTGTTGTGGCAAGGTTTTAATCGAAGAAGGCAATCCCGTAACAATCGTAACTAAATTTAATGACATCGAGTTTTATCAACGAGATAAAATTGATGCCAGCGATATGTCATCAGTCACTGATCAATATACTATCAATGATGATGGTTATATTATTTGTTTAGATTGTGATGTGTAATATGAAAAAAGATTTAATCACCGGAATTATTTTCGCCACTGCCTTTTGGGCGTATGTGGCGTTATGGCTTTATGTTGGTTACCCTTTTTTAACTAAATTATTTGGATAGGACAATATATGACACAAGATAATACATATAACGGCTGGAAAAATTACGCAACATGGCGTATCGCTTTGGAAATTTTTGACGGCTATGATATTTCTGACTTTTATCATTCTTGGGGAAGTGAACCAAATAAATTAGCTGATTTTTTAGAAACTATTGCCGAGGAATCTATATTTCTAGATGTGCCTGACGGGTTGGCTAAAGATTATGCAAGAGCTTTTTTAGATGAAGTTAGCTGGTATGAAATAGCTAAAAATCTTATAGACGCTCATGAATGGGAAAATAATGCTAACGAGGAAAATACAAGAGAGGACTATGATGAATATAAATAAAGGTATATTAGCTTCAAATTATGCAATAGATTTTTACACTTCTGATTTAGGCGGATTAACTCATGAGGAATTTTATGAGGCTTTATCTGATGGTGAAATTCCTGATGAAGTTTCTATTTGGTCACCCTTTGAAAATTCTGACGCAGGCGATTTGTTAGAGCTTATAGATAATTTAGCTAATTATTTAATACATTTTTCAGACAAAATCTCTGAAAGGCAAAAATAATGTTTATTATAGACTTCGAAACCGAAAAAATTAAAGAAGTAGATAATTGGCAAATATGCGAGTTCGTAAATGGTCTTATTGCAAGTCAAAATATGGACCTATTAAATAAGCGTTATTTGTTTGTTCCAACCGCCGAAGCCGCCGAATATATTATTACTAAATCTACAAATCATTAAAATGCTTTCTTTTTTTGCAAATTCGAACGATAATTACTCTTGCAATATTTTATTAACTGGAATTATAAGGAATTTATATGAATATATTTTATCTACACAATAACCCTCGCCACTGTGCCATTATGCATCTTGACAAACATTGCGTTAAGATGATTCTTGAATATGCCCAGCTTCTCTCTACTGCTCATCGTGTCCTCGATGGCGATGATTATGCTGACGAACATGGCTTCTACAAAAAAACTCACATGAATCACCCGTCTGCTGTATGGGTTCGCAAAAGTTATCATAATTACTTTTGGTTACATACACTATTACGCTTCTTGTGTATCGAATATACATACCGCTACGGCAAAATTCATAAGGTTCAGCTCACAGGTTTATTAGACCAGCTTTTTGTATTGCCTAAACATATTGGCACCGAGGATTTTACCGAGCCTACGCCTGCTATGCCTGATGACTGTAAGATAGCCGATGATTCGATTGCTTCATATCGCAAATACTATCAATTATATAAATCGCATATTGCCAAATGGACTGATCGTAATATGCCTGACTGGTTTGATAAAAGCTTTGCAATTCAATAATTTGAGAGTATCATTCGCTAAATCAACAACTAGGAGGCGTTATGACTGACGAAAATGTTGCGGTAGAAAAGATTCATATTCAAACATTGATAAACAATGACCCTGATTTTTTAGAGGAAGCACCTGCGCCCTCTGTTCAGGATTTAATTGAATATCATATTACTTTTCAATCAAAGAATTTCAATGACTTCTGCAAACACGCAGAATTGCAGGGTCATATAAAAAATATTCTTTACGATTCAGAGGACGATAAGCTTGGTCGCATCAAAGACTTATACGATGCTGAAATCAAAAGAATAGCAAAATATATTGCAGAGAATCATCAAAACAATAATTTTGCTCGTTGGGCGTATGAGGAAACAATGAAATATATTATTTAATTTTAAAAGGAATTTATAAGACATGAAAACATCAGAAAGTATAAAAGAAATATCAAGTGCGCTAGTTCAGGCACAAAGCAATATTAAATTTGCTATCAAAGATTCTACCAATCCACATTTCAAATCTCGTTACGCAGATTTAGGGTCTGTTATTGGCGCAGTAAAAGAATCTCTCAACGCAGTAGGCATCGCTTTTATTCAAACGCCTACTGAATCTAATACTGGCACTTTGGCTCTTACTACTCGGCTTATTCATCAATCAGGTGAATGGATTGAGGATACCGCTATTTGCCCTTTACAAAAGAATGACCCGCAAGGTTATGGCTCTGCTTTGACTTACCTACGCAGATATTCTTTAGCGTCTATCACAGGTCTGTATCAAGACGATGACGATGGCGAATCTACTCGCATGAACCCTGAAGATTATTTGAAAAAAATACAATCCGCTACAAATCTCACGAGCCTGCAAAAAATCTACGGCTCAATAATCGCTGAAGTCAAAAATGATAAAAATTTGACCAACGCTATTATTGCGGAAAAAGATAGATTGAAAAAGATATTTGAACTTGATAACGAGGAGCAATAATGAAATTACCTAAAATAAACTGGCAAGATTTATCCAACAATGTATTTCTGTATTCTTGCATGGCACCAGTCTATGCAGGATTGATTGATGCGGGTTGGTATGTATTTACTAGCCAAACTTTAATCAATAAAAGTTGGGACTGGTATTCAGCAACACTTGTATTAGTATTTTTATTTTTGGCTATAGCCACATCTACATATCTTAAAAATCAAAAGGAAAAAACACAATGAAGACAACACAAGAAGATCGTTTAATTAAACATTTCAAAAAAATAAAAACAATCGACCCAATCAGAGCTTGGACCAATCTAGGCATCTATCGTTTATCTGCAAGAATTTTAGAGCTTCGTAAAAAAGGTTATGAAATTGATACGCAAAGAAAAGCAGTTAAAAATAGATTTGGCGAGGACTGTGTCGTAGCCCAATATAGAATGCGAGGCATGCTATGACATTAACCAGCTTTTATGGCATTAAATTACCTATTACTGTTGATGATATTATTCAGCAAGAAAAAAGACATATCAAAGTTTTATTTTTAAGACGATTGATGAGTTTAAAAAATGGATAATATTCAGCAGGGCAGTGATGAATGGTTCGAGATGCGGTTAGGAAAAGTAACCGCAAGTCGAATTTCTGATTTATTGTCAAAAATTAAGTCAGGCGAAAGTTCAGGGCGTAAAAAGTTAAGAAACGAACTCATACGAGAGCGTTTGACGCACAAACGCATCGAGGGTTATACCAATGCAGCCATGGAACGAGGAAACCTGTTAGAGCCTCTTGCAAGAGCTTCCTACGAGGTCCAGCGAAAATTGTTCGTAGATCAGGTGCCTTTTGTGAATCACCCTGTCATTTCGATGGCAGGTTGTTCACCTGATGGCTTAATTGGTAGTGATGGGCTAATAGAAATCAAATGTCCTAACCCTGAAAACCATTTAGAGCATATTCTGAATGACGGAGTAGATTTAATAAATCGTTACTTCGCTCAATGTCAATGGCAAATGGCATGCACAGATAGACGCTGGTGCGATCTCGTTTCTTTTGACCCTGACATCAGCGAGCCGTTGCAATTATTTATCACTCGAATTGTTAGAGATGATGAATGGATTGCCCAGGCAGAAGCAGAAGTAGTCAAATTTAATGACGAAGTAGATACTATTGTAAAACAACTAAAGGAAAAATATAATGGCAATTAAATATGATTTAGTAGCAGGTGGTGAAAAGTTTGTAGGTCAAGACGGCAAAGAGCGTCGCAAAGATATTCATTGTGGCGTAGTGATGGATAATAAATATGGCGGTATATCTATCAAATTAGAAAAGCTTCCTGTAAACTTCGATGGTTGGTTAAATAGCCGTGACCCTAAACCAAAAGAAGCTGCGCCTCAAGAGGCTGCTCCGCCAGCGAACTTTGATGACATGCAGGACGATACTCCGTTCTAACTTTAGGGGGATTAATTTCCCCCTTTTTTTTAAGGAAAATTATGCCAAGAACATTAACAGATGATGATTTCATAAAACTTTGGAACGAGCATAAATCATGCACTAAAATATCCAAAGTAACAGGAATGGGAATACGCTCTATTCAAACAAGACGCAGAGCAGTAGAAGGCAGATATGGCGTTGAATTAAATATTAGTGATGAGCGTCCGTTTGTAGAAAAACATTCAGCAAGAATCAATCACCCTCTGAATGATGGTGTTGTTATTGTATTTTCTGATGCACATTTTTGGAACACAGATGAATCGACTGCGTTCAGAGCTTTAATTAAATGCATTAAAGAATTGAAGCCAAGAGTAGTCGTAGCCAATGGCGATGTATTCGATGGTGCTTCTATATCAAGACATGGTAGAATTGGTTTCCTTGAACATAGACCGACTGTTATTGAGGAATTAAAAGCTTGTAAAGAAATGCTAGGCAGAATTGAAGACGCCTGCAAAACAGTCAAACCTAGCCCATTCCTAACATGGACTTTAGGTAATCACGATAGCCGTTTTGAAACATACTTGGCTGCCGTAGCTCCGCAATATGAATTTATAGATGGCTTTCATTTAAAAGACCATTTCCCTGCTTGGCGTCCTTGCTGGGCAACATGGGTTAATGATGTATGTATCAAACACAGATGGAAAGGTGGCGTTCATGCTACACACAATAACACTTTGGGGTCAGGAACATCAATGGTTACTGGGCATTTACATTCTCTTAAAGTTACTCCTTATACCGATTATACTGGTACTCGTTATGGCGTGGATACTGGGACGCTAGCAGAAATAGAGGGCGACCAATTTTTAAACTATACGGAAGATAATCCAAAAAACTGGCGTTCAGGTTTTGCGGTATTAACATTCCACAAGGGCAGACTTCTACAACCTGAATTAGTAGAAGTCATGGAAGATGGTGTTGTTTGTTTTAGGGGGAAAGTCTATGAAGTATAACGAAGCAGGAAAAGGTTCAAATCCTAAATTAAAACAAAAGAAACAATTTGACGATAATTATGAGAAGATAGATTTCTCAAAAAAAGAAGTCTATTATGATTCAGATGAAACGACAGATTGGGACGAGGATAGAGTAGATATTATAGGCACCAATGGAAACACTGGTGAGCATTACATCAAATAAAAAAAAGGGGTTTTTAAACCCCTTTTGTAAATAAATTTCAAATTTGATAGTTATTTCATGTTGATATGAAAACTACAAAAATATCAACTTACTATATCCTTTGAAGGTAGTTTAACAAATTTATTTACTTATTCATTACATACATAGTTACTTCAAAGCCAAATCTCATTTCTGTTGCTGCTGGTTTAGTCCACATAATATGCTCCTTAAAAGTTAATGTAGGTTTTCACTCTACAAACATATTGTTTCATATTGAATGAAACAAACCATCAAGAAAATCATTATTTATTAAATTTTTTTTTGAAATGCTCGTATATTCTAATGCTATACCAAACGATAGATAATAAAGCTGCTATCGCTGGAAGTATTTGAGCTATCGTGCCTAATACTGTAATTCCTGAAATAGTATCAACTACATGCTTTGTATGTTCGTTGATGTCCTGAATATGTTTAATCATTTTAATTTCCCACTAATTAACAAGATGCTTTTTAATAGCAATATAAAGATTGTCAGAGCTAAATATATGAGCAATAGACCCATCAGATAATAAAATAACCAAACAATGTTTATTATCGTAGTAATCAAAGTCAATATTTTGAATTGTTTTATTTTGTAGAAAATTGTAAACTTCATCAATTGTTTGTATAGAACTCAAGATTGGCTTTTAACCTTTCGTTATCAGGTTCAAATTGTAACGCAATTTCCCCATGTTCGATAGCCAAATCTTTTTTGCCTAAATGATGCGCTGCTATCGCAATATAATCATGCGGTAATGCGCTCCATACTGCTGGATTCATAGTATATACCAATGCTTTATCTTTAATTTCTAATGCTCGTAAACCAGCATCTAAAGATTCTTGCCACATTGATTTCTTGTAATATGATTCAGATAATTCTACCCAAGGTTCACGAGTGTTAGGTGCTTCATTACAAGCTTTTTTAAACCACTCAACACCATTTTGACCGAGCTCGTCATAGCATTTGCCTAATAATCTCATAGCATAACAACGCTCATTTGGCCATGTAGCTTCAGGCATATCTAAATATTTGTTTAAAGCTACTACGGCATCTAACCATTTATGGTAAAAGGTTAGCTCCCTTGCATAATAAAAAGCGTTTCTAGGACATCTAGGGTCCTCTGTAACCGCTAATAATAATAGGTCTAAGTATTGGCCTCTAGATTTTGTTGGGTCAGGTTTATGAACCACCAACAACATATCTGTTTGAGCCCATACTTCTGTAATTCTAGCATCAGGAACAGGATATTCATGGCACGGGTGATGCCAATGATAGCCATGTCTTGCGTGTATTTTTTCGTAATAGAATGCGATACCTTGACCCCAGTCAAATTTGTATCTTAATCGAGTAGTGTCAGCTTTCCATACTCGTTCTATTTCCTCACGCCAACCCTTTTGTAATTCCTCATCTAAATCTAAAGAAACACAAACATCAAAGTCTTTAGGTATTAAGGATAAAGCAGCATCACGAGCAATATCAAATCGCCAAGGAGTAACACCAATGCTATAAACAGTAGCTCCACAATCTCTCGCTTTTCCCACTGTGTCATCTGTAGAACCTGTATCAGCAATTAAGATTAAGTCGGCGTCTTTGGCAGATTGACAAAAACGCTCGACAAATTGTTCCTCATTTTTTGATATTGCATATACTGCTATTTTCATGTCTTGTCCTTTATTATTATTTAACTTGGATATACGGCATCTACTAATTGTCCTGCACTTAACGCGACTGCAAATACAACAGATGTTCCACTTGATACAGTAACATCTACGCCATTTCTCATTAAAACACCTTGTAAATATACACTAATTTTGCCTGATGTATATGTTGCTGATGTAGTAAATGTTGTTTGTGAAGCAGTAGCAGTAAATGAATCATAACGCAATAACGCTGCTCCGCTAGTTCCTGTAGGTCCTGTAGGTCCTCCTGCGCCAGTAGTTCCTGTTGGTCCCGTAGGTCCAGCAACAGTAGAAGCTGCACCAGTTGGTCCAGTAGGACCTCCTGCTCCCGTTGCACCTGTGCTGCCTGTTGGACCAGTTGGACCGACATTTCCTTGCACGCCTTGAATACCTTGCACACCTTGTGCGCCTGTTGGTCCTGTTGGACCTACTGCGCCATTAGAACCAGCAGTTCCTGTTGGACCTGTCGGACCTGCGTTGCCTTGTATTCCTTGTGGACCAGTTGGACCAGCGACACCTTGTATGCCTTGTTCACCCTGTATTCCTTGTGGACCTGTAGGACCGACTGCACCAGTGCTTCCTGTGGGTCCTGTTGGACCAACATTACCCTGACTTCCTGTAGGACCTACTGCACCTGTGTTTCCAGTTGGACCTGTAGGACCAACGGCACCTGTATTTCCTACTGCTCCTGTTGGACCAGTTGGACCTACTGCACCTGTTTCGCCCTGTATGCCCTGAACACCCTGTGGACCAGTTGGACCAACATTTCCTTGATCGCCTTGATTTCCTGTTGGACCAGTTGGACCGACCGCTCCTGTTGAGCCTGTATTTCCTTGTGGACCTGTAGGTCCTACATCACCCTGAATTCCTGTAGGTCCTGTAGGTCCAACGGCACCTGTTGAGCCGACTGCACCTGTAGGTCCAGTAGGTCCGACATTGCCTTGATTTCCTGTAGGTCCGACATCGCCCTGAGCCCCTGTAGGTCCAGTAGGTCCAGCAACAGTAGATGCTGCTCCTGTTGGTCCTGTTGCTCCTATGTTTCCTGTTGCACCGACACTTCCAGTTGGTCCTGTAGGTCCAATATTTCCTTGAGGACCTGTTGGACCTGTTATACCTACTGATTGAATGATAGCAATTAAATTATGATTGTTTGCAAAACCAGTTGTTCCTGTTCCTGCTGAAGTATCTAAAGATACTGGCACAGTAATAGAAGTATTAGGAATTACTGTTGGAGTTGCGGTTACTAACCATTTTTGATAGTTATTAGAATTAGTTGCATCTTGTAAAATTAAAACATCATTCGTTTTTAATATTCCTAAAAATACATCAATGTCAATTACATTAGATGTTAAATGACTAAATACAAGATTAGTTGCTGAAATTTGAGTAGCATTATTCCAAAAAACATGACCATTTGTTGGTGTGCCACTTGTTTGAGTTGTGTCTGCTTGATATTGATAATAGCTAGATGATATTCCGTCAGCACCTTGTGGACCTGTAGGACCAGTAGCTCCTACTGCTCCAGCATTTCCAGTTGGACCAACATCACCTTGAGCTCCTGTTGGACCTGTTGGACCTACGGCACCTGTTGCACCAACACTTCCTGTTGGACCAGTTGGACCTGTATTTCCGATATTTCCTTGTGCGCCAGTTGGACCGACACTTCCTGTTGGACCTTGGCTTCCTGTTGGACCAACATCGCCAGTTGCACCAGTTGGACCTGTAGGACCAGCGATTGTGCTTGCTGCACCTGCTGCGCCAGTTGGACCTGTAGGACCAGTATTTCCTGTTGCACCAACATTTCCTGTAGGTCCTGTTGGACCAGCTACACCAGCATTTCCTTGAAGCCCTTGAACGCCCTGTGGACCTGTGGGTCCTGCTACTGTAGAAGCATCGCCTTGAGCTCCTGTTGGACCTGTTGGACCATTTGTGCCATTAGTTCCTGCTGCTCCTGTTGGACCTGCAATAGTAGAAGCTGCACCTGTCGGTCCAGTAGGACCTGTAATTGAAACACCTGATGCACCTGTTGGACCTGTGTCGCCTTGTATTCCTTGTATTCCTTGTATGCCCTGCGCTCCTGTTGGACCAGCGTTTCCTGCTGCTCCTGTTGGACCTGTTGGACCTCCTGCTCCACCAGCACCTGTTGTTCCTGTTGGACCTGTGGGTCCTGCTGCACCTGCATTTCCTTGAATACCCTGAACGCCTTGTGAGCCTGTTGGTCCTGCTGCACCTGTAGCACCTGTTGGACCAGTTCCGCTAGGACCAGTAGGACCTGCGACAGTAGAGGCAGCACCAGTAGGACCTGTTGGTCCAGTTCCTGTAGGACCAGTTGGACCAGCTACTGTTGAAGCAGCTCCAGTAGCTCCAGTAGGACCAGTGGGACCTGTGCCACCTGCACCTGTAGGACCTGTAGGTCCAAGAGTTCCTGATGTGCCTGCTGGACCAGTTGGTCCAATAATGCCTTTATCAACGACTAATGTAATTTCGGAAGCCATATTAATTCACCACCCCATCTGATCTGACTAAAAATAAAAGGAAAACGATTAAATCTTGCGCAGGTGTTGAACCACTTGCAGGATATGAAATTTTAATTCTACCACTAAAGCCAACGCAATCTGAAGCGTTAATATCTAATTGTGGGTCACTTGCAATCAAGCCCCAAGCATTGTCGTCAATGACAAGCGTAAATGTTCCGCCAGCAGTATCTATATTTGTGATAGTAAGAGGGATTGCAGAGGGTGCTGGTGTGTAATCAGCTATATCGAAAGTTAATCCATATCGAGTATCTCGAACATTGGATAACTGTCTGCGAATAATTTGTGCGTTTATAGTTGCACCAGTTAAAGTTACTGGGGCATTTTCTATATTTTCCAAAGTGAGGTTCCAGTAAGTAGATTGATTCCAAACTAATTCGCCTGCAATAATCTGATTACTAAACCCTGACACTTGCGTGAGGGTATTTTTATTAAAGATTGCCATAATTTTTCCTAACTAGGTAAATGACGCCAGCATCTTTCTGACGCAAGGCGGAAATTATGTCTTATTTTTTAAAATGTAATTAGCAATGATTTTACCATACTTAATTGCATTTTTCTTGGGTATTTTAAAATCATATTGTGTTGGATTTTGAAATATTACATCAGTATTTGAGTATTTACTAGATTTAATTGTATCAACCCATATTAATATATCAGCATTAAATATAGCTCTGCTTTCTTTTGTAGGAGCTATAAAGTCAGCTATAACATAATCTGCATCACTTATATTAGCCAATTCATTGATTCTTTTAGCTTGTCTTATTCTACCCTCAATACTAAAATCCCAATCATTATATTTTTCTCTTATTTCGTCTGCATTTAATCTTATATTGTTTGGAAGTAATTTTGCTAATTCTTTAGCTAATTCGGATTTGCCACTTCCTGACAAACCCATAATAAGTATTTTCATACAAAATATTTAAGTTTAGGAAATTGCTCTATTATTTTTTCTTGAATTTTTAATATTTTAAAATCTATTGGTATATAAGGCATAATATATTCGTCTGTATTACCTGCTTCATCTACATTTATATACTTATTACTTTTTAAAAAATCATTTTTAATATGTTTTACATGAAAGTTAATTTCAATAGGAACATATTTAATGCCAAAAAATTCACATACTTGTTTAGCTATAAACTGTGGATTTTTAAATAAATCATCTGCATCTATAAACATAATGTCTTTAGAATCTATAGCCCAAAACATTCTATCTGCCCATAAAGTTGCTTGCAATAATTCAGGACTATAATCATGTTCAATTAATTTTGTTTTTCTGTGAAATCTTTTTTCCATCACATTAAGATGAAAAGCTACTGCTTGGCAATCTTTTTTCTTTTGTATTTGATCGTGTAATTTACGATATAAAAATACTTTTTTACCTTTTATAAATGGCATTAAATAACAACATACACTTGAATATTTAACAATCTCATTATCTTTTTGATGTTGTTCTATAAACTCTAATGGGTTTTCTTGATTGTAAACTTGATGTGACCAATCGGGTTCAGCTAATGTAGGAAGTGATTTGCTTAATAAAGCAGTTAAATAAGTTGAGCCACAATGTGAGGTATGAAATATTGAATACATATCTTATCCTATTTTTAAAAGTTTAAATGCCAATGAAACTCTTAATCCATTAAAATTTTGACTTAAAGGCATAGCAAAATGATTTTTATTGTTTTGAAAATAGACTGCGGAATAAGGAGTGTTTTGAATTACAGTATCATTTTCCTCAAAATATGTTCCACCACCCCATTCTATATTCCATTCAGGATTGCAATAAATTAAAAATGTTCTTCCTAATTCAGTATTCATAT